GGTGCTGTTAATCCACTTAATAGTCTTATCAGTCGCACCTTTCAACGTGATGCCGCCACCATCGGCAGTGGTGTTGCTAGGTGATGCAACAGAACCCAGCTCAATGTTCTTGTCGTCGATTGTGACAGTCGTGCTTTCAACCGTTGTGGTCGCACCACTGACAGTCAGATCACCAGAAATGGTGACGTTGCCACTGCCATCGATTGTGACTCGCTGAGTACCGCCTGTCGCAAACGCCAACTGATTTTCGGCAGGCGACAGAATACCCGTGTTGTTGTCATCGGCAAACGCCAACGCTGGTGCGGCTGCCGTTCCATCAGGCAACGTGCGGAACAGGTCGTTAGCTGTAATCTTTTTTGTCTCGTCTGCGCTTACGTCAACAACAGGCACCACGTCAGTTGACGCCAGCGTTGTAGCGGCATCGAGTTCGGTGATCTTGATATTGGCCATGACGCTTACGTTTTGATGACGTACATCATGGCAATGTTACGCGGCCTGGCCTCGCTGCTTCCACTGGTAGCTGTCGTAACAGAGGTGCTGGCTGTAAGAGTCGCGTCACTGGTGCGATAAATAATGCCGCCACCGCTAGTTGAACTGTCAGCGTCATAAGGGAACGTTCCAGTGCGCCGGTCAGTCCACCCGCCACGATTGTTGGCAGTGAAGGACAGTTGGTCATCACCAGGAAAGACGTGGTTGTGAGCTGATGGGCTAATTGATGTAGTGGCTGTGGCGACGTGGTTGTGCACCGCGTTCGTATGTGATTGTGCGGTGCCAAAGTTGCGCCCGCTATCTACTCCACGAGAATCGTCCCAACCACGGACAAACTCGCCACGGAGGTCAGGCACATTGAACGTGCTGCTGCCATTTCCAGCGCCGTGCGTGGTCCCGATTACTGCAAACAGATCGGCGTAAGTTGTCCGGTCGATCGCAGCGCCATTGCACTTCAAGTAACCGCTCGGCACAGTGGTTGTCGCCATCATGTGAACCGATCCAGTCGGCACAGCTTGCGGCAAAGCAGTAAAGCTCAGGTTGCCGCTGCCATCTGACTGCAACACATCATTTGCATTGCCATCGCTGCTGGGCAGGGTCAGGGTGATGTCGCTTGCTGCGTTTGATGGAGCGCGAAGAGCAACAAAATTACTATTGCTGCTGTCCCTAAACCTCAGTGCTTTGCGATCACGAATGGTGATTCCATTGGTGTCGAAGTGAGCACGGCGCGTTCCACCTGTTGCAATGCTGAAATCATTAGCATTATTACTGAAGAAACCGGTGTCCTCATCCCCGCTAATACGAACTGACAGGCTGCTAACCGAACCCGCTTGAACACCAACGTTGCCAGTAAAAGCAGGACTGGCTTTTAGTGCAAAGCCAAAGTTGGTCTCGGATAGCGTGCCAACAGTAATAAACGCGGAGTCCGCTGCATTGCGGATCTTCAACTGATCGTTATTGGTATCAGCCCACCACATGAAGGCTGTGGTAACTGACGGTTCAGCTGCTCCAGAGTTATTGCTGAACAGCGCGTCGAAGTTGTTGTTTAGGTCGGCCCGAACGTCACTGCCGGTGGCATTTTGAATTTGCTGGTCAGCTTGTGCCATTAGCCTCTACCGTGTCCAACAGCGTTCCAACGCACCGTTCGTGATACACGAGCGGGAGTCGCACTCGCATCATAAACCGATACCTCAAATCCGGTAGCGGAGAGATTCTCAATCTTGTAGAACTCGCCAGTGGCCTGAGCATTAAAAATGATGCCAACAGACGGATCGACATAAAAGCCGTTGCCCGTTCCAAAAGCCACTGACACGTTGGCGCTAGTGCTGGTCGTCACCGTGCCAGATAATGTGCGGTATGGCATCAACGCTTTGACACGCAGCTGGTCAACGGCAATCTGCTCATCGCTGCTCCCAGTCTCAAACTCGGCTTTCAACTCAAATGCACGGCACTTGATTTCTGCATTATTGAAATGCCGCCAAGAGGTCCAAGTCGGTGACCCTGAGGGATCATCCTCGGTTGTTCGCACGTAAAGCTTGACATCACAGTCAGTCGGCGTCGTGCCATCAAAATCGGTGATCGCATCGAAGTCTGGTGCGTTGTCAATCAGGTTTGTGCCTGGGAAGAACGAGCGAGCACGCAAGGTACTTTCGAGTCGCAAGCTGCCAACTTTGCTCAACGTGTATGGGTTGCCGTTGAACTCATACACACCAGACGTATGAAGCACGCCCCCGTTAGCTGCTAGCTCAAGCTCTTG